TTTGGCCGCTTTTTCTTTTTGCGCGGCCTCTTGCGCCTCCTCTGGCAAGTCCTCGCCAGCGTAAATGTACAAACCAAGGCCGAACATTGCGAGGTTTTTAACTAAGCATCGCATGATTGTCTTGTTAACGTCAAAAGCGTTAAAAGCTCCGACTTTTAAAGCTTTGTTTGAATGGTTCATGACTGGTAGCCACATTTCATGTGTAAGACTTTCTACTGTAACTTCGGTATAAACAAACGCGCCTGATTCGTCAGCAAAATATGGCATTCCGTTTTGATTTTTAATCACTTTATAAGTTGCTGTCGGATAAACTTTTACAAATTCTGCCCACGCCCACGCCCAGCTTAAATAAGAAAGTCCTGCTTTCTTTTCTACCTTTGCAGAAACATCAATATTTACAACCTTGTTAAAATCTAACATAAAAACTCCTTTTTAAAATGGCAAATCATCGCCTGATTGTTGTTGCGGCTCGTTATCGCCAAAACTTGGCTCACCAGCCCAATTAAACCAGTACTGCGGCCAACCTTGTTGTGGTTCAATCATGCGAACTCCCCCCAAAAGTCAGATTCAACCCATGCGCGATAATGCGCATTGGCCGCTAACAACTCTTTCATTTTTGCCATCAAAATCCAGCCCTTGGCTTGGCCGTTAACTACTTGCGATTTTGGCAACCAAACCGTCTTAACAAGTGATTGCGCCGAATTGGCCATGTACACGTCAAAAGCAAGTGCTTTTTCTGTTTCTTTGATTGGCGTTGGCAAAGTGAACAAAGCGTTTTTAACATCTGCCACCGCTTTGTTGTCGGCGGCTTTTTCTTTAACCCATGCCCACGCTTTTTTAAGACCCGCAGAAATGTAATCAACTGCTTTACCGCCCTTGCCAGCTTTTTTGCGTGTACCAAATGCAATGTCGCCAGCGATTTTCCAAGCTAAAGACATAACTGTTTTTTGTGGGTTTTTCATATCGATTCTCCGTTTAGTTGCTGGTTTGCTTAACAAGTGAGAGCATTATGCCATAGCTGAACCAACCACGCAAGCTATTTTTGCAAAAAAGTACAGAAAAATGCAAAAAAACAAAGAATGTTGCTTTTTTTTGAAAAACAGTCTATAGTCTTATTTTTTAAACTTTGAGGGGTAAAAAATGGTAACAATTGAAAAACTAGAGGCAGCTAGGGCAGCTTTGCTTCAGATAAATGTACGCCAATTCGCTTTATTGGCGACGGCGGACTACAGAAAAGTTAGAGGCTTTATGAACGGCAAAAAAACCGACATAGAAACGATTAAACTTATTTTAAAAGCGCTTGAAATTTAATTTTGTCGAAAGTAGAAAGGATTTGACATGATTGATTTGATAAAAATATTGGAGGATAGAAATCTATCAAACCAAGCCAAGGTTCTTTATTGTTATCTGAAATCTACAATGAAAGAAGATGATACGCATATTTATTGCGTGACTTTTTCAATAAAACTAGGGTGGAAAATTTGGCAGGTAAAAGGTGCGCTCGAAGAGCTTCAAAAAAGAAACATTTTGACTTTTTCAGAAGAAAAAGGCGATTTTAAACAATGGAAATTTAGCTGGAATAGAAAGGATTTGACATGATGCACAATCACCCACCTGTCTATCTATCAAAGCAGTATTGGTTGGATAGAATAAATAACTACGAGGAACCATATACTAACGTTTACAATCCGTTTGAAATTATAGAGAGGCTTATAAGTCGAGCTAGCCCATATGATTACGAGGGAGCCAATTGGTACAGAACGCTCCGTGGGTGGGATGGCAAAGTAAGTCAGTCTTGTAGAGAAAAACAGCAAACGATGTATAATTGGCTTATTTCTGATGAAGAAATAATCGCCGCTTTAATCAAAAAAGACGGTTACCTAATATGCAAACTGTATTCATTAAGCAAAACGAATAACTGGATACAAAATAACCTAGAATTATTTGAGCTTGCTATTGAAAATTGTAGAGAAGAAGAGTGGCAGGTTAAATACATTCTTGAAATTTCTGGTTCTATTGTGCGTGAAAATAAAGATTTTATGAGAAAAGTCATTGATAAAGACGGGCGTTATATTCAATACGCGTCAGATGCAATTAGAAGAAATAAATATTTTGTAAAATTAGCAATGAAAACAAGGGGAAATAGAGTTTTTAACCATCTTTCAGAGCAAGATATATTGGCTTTGCTGGAGTAATTTGTTATAATAGCCGTGTTGTGATTCAACCCCACGACAGAGACCGTTTTGATTTACGAATAAGGGCTATGCTTAGTGCATAGGGTTGAACCTTGCTCGTAAACCAAAGCGGTTTTTGTCTTTTATAGACATTTATTAAGGATTAAATAATGATAAGCAAAGAAAAACTTAAAGAATGTATGAATGGTAAAAGATTGAGCGATAGCGCTAGATTATTGTTTTGCTACATACTATTAGTAGACCATGAAAAACTTGATAGAAATGAGCTTGTTTTAAATTTAAGTTGGACTAGACGAAAAGTTGACAAAAATTTAGATGAGCTATGCAAAGCAGGTCTGCTATTGATAGAAATGGGATTAAAAAAATGAATAATCTAAAAAACCAACTAAAAAGTAACTTTACAATGATTTCAAATGAGGTGGTTCAAGACAGTAATTTGAGCGACAGGGCGAGGTTTATTTATTGCTACATGTCATCAATGCCTGACAATTGGGTGTTTTATCAAGCCAACCTTGCTAAGTCACTTGGATACTCAAGGGATACACTTCAAAAGTACATGAACGAGCTTTTAGATGCAGGCGTTTTAACTCGTAAGCAAGAAAAAAACGGTACAAAGTTTGCAAATTATACTTATGAGTTAATGGATTATAAAAAACAAGCGCCTAAATTTTCCGCAACGGAAAAAAGCCGTAACGGAAATTTTCCGCAACGGGAATTTTCCGCAACGGAAAAAGTCGACACTAACAAAGAAACACTTAAACAAAGAAACATTAAAGACAAAGAAATAGTAAAAACAAATACAGCACAATCGCAAGCGATTGATGCTAGCCAAGCGCAAGCGCTTGATGATACTCGTGAACAAGAACCTGTTAAGCCTGCCAAAAAAACACTGGCAAAAAAAGAGGATTGGTCAAAACGGATAATCGAGTTATTCAACGTGCCAGAACAAGTCGCGCAAGACTTTATCGCAATGCGCAAGGCAAAACGTGCTGTTATCACAGAAACGGCTTTAAGCAACATCTTGCGTGAAGTCCAGAAAGTCAACCAATCAGGCATGACTTACTACCCGTTCGAGGCAATAACGGAAATGATTTTGCGAAACTGGTCAGGATTTAAAGCGGATTGGATCATTGAAAGACAAGCGCAAAAAACAACTTTCTCAAACAAAAAAGGAGCAATCGATGGATTTTTGGCAAGAACGGCCACAAAAACAGATACGCCCGTGGAATTAGACGTAACACCCTCACAAAATTGGCCGCAGGTTGATTTTTTGGACGATAATCCGTTTGCCTGATGCGTTGGCATAGCCTTTAAAAAAATAACGCCTAAAAACGGCTTTAAAATCGATTTTAACAATGGAGAGAAAAATGCAAGATAGACGCGAAAAAATTAAACAGCTTATGGCCGTGATTTTTACGAAATACAACAAAGATTTATCAACGATTAGCGACATAACAGTTGATATCTGGACGAATTGTTTGTCGAATGTTAGCGACAGAGGCCTTGAAGTGGCAATGCGTCACAGGTTTGGTACTTTTATGCCATCGATTGATCAAGTCGAAATCGTTGGCTTGCGTCTTGATAATCATATGCTTAGCGAAAGAATTAAAAGGGCGCTTGATTTGTATCAAAATGGCAAGCTGGAAAAATTGAAAAACAAGTATTTTTACCGTGCTTTTTTACGCAATTACACCATGATACAAAACGAAAAAAATAACGATGTCATGTGTGAAAAAATGAGGCAAACAATTTTTATTTTGATGGAACATGGGTGTGCTGAAATACCAGCAGCACTAATCACACAAGACGCAGGCGAGCCAATCTCAAAAGAAAAAGCCGCAGAAAATTTACGTAAGCTAAAAGAGGCCTTGCCTCACGTTTTTGGGAGAATGTCATGATTGATGCGGTTAAAATGGCTCAGGAGTGGCTTGAATTTAAGCGTTGCTGGTATGAGTATTATCAGCGGCATTTGGCGCTTGAAAAACAAAAAGAACGGCCAAATTCTTTCATCATTGAAAGTTTAAATATAAGGCTTGATAGATTGAAAAAAGAGGGTGAAGAGGCTGCGGCCAACCTTACGCGCGAACAGAATTTACAATTTTTGAGGGGGTGAGTAAATGCAAAAACTTCCAACACAAATAGAAACAGTAAAGATTTATATGGAAAAGCTTTGCAAAAAACGCGAAGAACTCGCTTCGATCGCAGAGAGCCTTTTGCTGGAAAGTAGAGTAATTTTGGCACGTAAACAACGTAATATTAAGTAAAATGGATTTTTAATTTGTATTTTAGAGGCTAACCCAATAGCAACAAACAAGCTTGTTGCTGATGGAATCGATTCCATGCGCAACAAGACTGACAAACCGCAAGGAAAGTATTAAAATCCAAACCGTCGCCACTATCTTTTACTTTCTACTCAATCAAATGTTTTGTTTGTGTTGAATGTTAACCGATTTCAGGGTGGCGACAAAGATTTTGAGGCTAGCATGGTTGCGCCACGATTAATCGCAAGACTTAATTACTCTCGCGACATCAATATTGTTTTGTTTCGGCCTAATTACCCAGAGTCAAAATAGTACGGTTTCAGGTTCGTTTCCTGTTTAGTTTCACCAATTTTTACCATATCGAGGCATTGCTCGATATGGTTGACGCAATACTTAAATGCTGTATAATTCAGCTGTCAATTGAAGTGAAGAGCAATTGATAAACCTTTGAAAGTGGTTGAGAAAATAGCGGCAAGAGCCACGGTTAATAGCCGTGGTTCTTTCTTTTTTGACTTGTTATAAATCAATGACTTACGAAAAAGTTTAAAGAATATTGCAAAAAACGCTTGTCACGGCGCAAAGTTTTAAATATAATTCGTCCTGTTGGTAGCGAGAGTTTTAAAAATTATGTAGCCTTGGCGTGAGCGAAGTAACTGCTGTGATTGCCAACACCAAATTTAGGCAGTGATTTAATTGATGTTGCGGCGTGGATAGACACGCGGAGGTAAAACGGTGAGGTAAGCGCGAATAGGCTCACAACTCTACTATGTAGCTGGTATCAAGCCCAGCCCACATCAATTAAATCACTGTCAGCAACAAATTATTAACATTCAACGTGCAGGTTGAATGTATAAGCCTCTTTAAACGTTGGTTTGCCCTGCACGGCGAACCAATTTTTAAGGAGGTTTTTTCATGGAAGAAATAAAAGCTTGTAAAAATTGCGAGTACTGGTATAAATTACCAGTAGACTTGGAAGGCAAACTAGACGTAGATACTTGTACAAAAATTAAAATTTATGATGACGACCCAGATGAGGACTACCCACGGCTCGCAATCACTGAGCCCGACTTCTATTGTGCTTATTTTGAACCTAAAACGGGAGATTTAAATGACTAAACCCACACTAGCAGACGAAGTAAAAAAATTGGCCGAGCTGAAAAAGGCTTATGACGATGCGGTTCTGGGTTTTGCCTTAATAAACCTCGAGTTACAGCCAGACGAGGAAGATCTTTTATCTGTACTGAAACGTAATATTTTAGCAAACGTAGAAGACAATGGCGAAAAACCACTTTATTTTTTAGATTGGGATTCTTTTGATGGAGACGACACAGACTACTTACACCACGTGAGTTGGTTTTCTGCCCAATATGTCACGAAAGAAGAGATGGAAAAAGTCGCTAAACAAAATGGCTTTAAAGTTGAAACTGTCGATTTAGAATACGACTATGAGCCAGAAGAAGGCGAAAAAGCTCATACAGTCAAAGCCCTTAAAATAACTTGGGGAGAATGAAATGAATTTAGCAGAACAAGTGAGGCAAGTGCATGAGTTGAAAAAACCCTACGAGCTGGCATTAAAAGAACTAAGCAAGCCTTACAGTGGGTTTGCTATGACTTGCGATGACTTTGACGGTTATTTTAAGTGCTTCATAACTCAAACAAAGCATGACGAAGTCTATTTTTTAGGCTATGACGATTACAATGACGAGTTCTACCGATTCGATAATTTAAGACACCTTAGTTGGTTTACATTTAGATGTAAAAACCACTCTGACGCAGAAAAACTCGCACATCAACACGGGTTCAAAACGGAAATGGTTATGCTTGAATCTTTTTGCGGGGTTACGGAAATAAAAGCACTTAAAATTAGTTGGGGAGAGTGAAATAATGGTTCAAACAGATAAAACTTGCGATAATTGCGCCAACTTAATTAAACCCAAACAATTCAAAAAATGCTTTTGTTTTAGTTAGAGAGCAACTCGAAGAAGCATCTAAACTTGGCACCCACGCATCACACAACGAGAAGCGCAACGGCTATCATGTAGCTTTTGTTGAGAAATGGAGAATAAAATGATTGATTATTTACCGCCAGCATATTTAGTCGGGGTTATTGTTGCTTTTGATATTCAAATTCTTATTGCCAATCAAAAAAATGGCCAAGTAACGGAACAAAAAATATCTAACTTGATACGCTTTTTGGCAAGTAAATTTGAAGTTTTACTAGGAAAAAACCTATCTTTTATCGTTACTGTTTTTTTAATGCTATTTGCCATGCTTGCTGTGTTGTTAGTTCATGCGTTGGTACTTATAAAGCTAATTACTTTGATTATCCCATGACCGCAAGTTGGCCTATTATTTGAGATTATTTAACTTTTTAAGGGGCGATAAATGAACGAAAAATACACTGCAAAGCAAGAAAAACACGCAAAACGATGGCGCAAAGAAAATGAAATTTACCGACGAATGGAAGCACTCCATACAAAAGTCCCAATCGCAATCCTTAAAGAAGTTGAGAGTGGCTTGTTGGAGTATAAACAAATAGACGGTTGCGATGATTTTTACTTTATGTTTACGCTAGACAGAAGATGTCATCTTTGTTACAGCGTTAGCCAAGATTATTTTTGGTATCTTGCTGATAGCCCAGATGTACAGATTGATAAACTTTGGGGTGAGTTATGCGAAAGAATCCTATTAGGGTTTAAAAAGGGGAGATAAATGATTGAATTAAACGAGCTGTTAAAAAACGAGTTTGGCAATAAGAAGCCTTATGAATCAGCGAATCAGGTGGCGATTATAGAGGCACGTATAAAAGCTACCTACCACCACCGTGGTCAGCTAAGAAATTACACTGAAAAACAACTGTATGTGGCTCATTGCCAAGACGTTGTTACTATTTTGCAGTACGCTGACGGGGTGACTGACGAAGCTATTCAAGCCGCGTGGTTGCACGATACAGTCGAAGATACAAATTACACACTTGACCAAGTACAACAAGAGTTTGGAGGTACGGTTGCGAAATACGTGTGGTATTTGACGAACGTACCAAGGTTTGTTGGAAGCAGAAAAGAACGTAAGTCTATTGACAACGATAGGCTTATAGACGCACCTAGGCTAGTCAAAGAGATTAAGTGCGCGGACATCATTTCTAACTGTTTAAATATCGCGGAGCTTGACCAAGATTTTGCAGAGACTTACTTACGCGAAAAAGAAGCGTTACTGTTGGGATTTACTAAGAACCAGCTGGATGTAAATTATGAATACGGCTATCAAGTTGACAACATTACGTTGCTACCATTGGCGAGAAATGTTGTTGATGATGGGCTTAATCTATTAAATAATGGAGGCAATAAATGATTGAACGAGAACTTATTTTTTTGTTGGGATACACTGGTTTGATGTCTTTTTTAGTTTGGCTTACGTTTAAAGCTGCTTCTTATTTTAGAGTAAATAATGACGAGGTAGGATTTGGAGCTATAAGTAGTTGTATAGCATTTTGGGTTTGTTATTTTTTCTTCTCTCTGCATCACTCGGGGGAATATCTACCGACAACTCTTTGGTTGGATTGGTTTGAATCGAGGGGTATACTGTACAGTTCTGGCATTTTTAATAAGTAATTGACGGATGATAAGCGTTTTGTTAAAAGGAGATTTAAATGGGTAACGAAAGAAATAGACATTTTGCAATTGTTTTAGCGTGGGTCGGCGGATTTTTCGGCTTGCATCATTTTTACCTTGGCAACAACGGCGCTGGCATATTGTCGATTTTAATGTGCTGGACTTTTTTACCGTTGTGCGTATCATTGTTGAATGGCATTTCTTTGTTGTGCATGACTGGCAAAGAATTTGATCGTAAGTATAATTTTTAAGGCGTAAAAAATGGAAACAAAAATCGTTGGCGTAAATAAATTAAAAAACAACACGGGGCAGGTTGAAGGCCTGCCAAAAAATCCTCGGTTTATTAAAGACGATAGGTACGAAAAATTAAAAAAAAGTATAAAAGAGTTTCCAGAAATGATGGAGATGCGCGAGGTTATTGCCTATGATAATAACGGGGAGCTTGTTGTAATAGCTGGCAATATGCGCCTTAGGGCGTGTAAGGATTTAGGTATTAAAGAAATATTCTGTAAGGTGTTACCAGCAAACACACCTGTTGAACGCCTGAGAGAAATTACCGTGAAAGACAACGTATCTTTCGGCAGCGACGACATTGACCTATTGGCCAACGAGTGGGACATTGGCGAGCTTGGAGACTGGGGGCTAGACCTACAAGATGTCAGCGAGCCTGACGTGGATAGCAAACCTGATGAGCCGCCGCCTTTTGACTACCAAGAGGCGCATTGCGTTCTTGTAACGTGCGATGGCGAAGCCGATCAGGAGAGAATTTACGGTGAGCTTGTTGGTATGGGCTTTAATTGTAAAGTTTTAGTTAACTAAGAAGGCCATTAAAATGAAAGTAAAAGTCAGAAATAAATGCTCGGATTTTAATAGTTACAGGGCATCTAGGGTAAAGTCTTTGTTTAACTGCGAAAGCGGCGCGGACTTTTCTTTAGACGCCGACCTTCCATTAGAAGACGGCGCGTGGAAAATAGGCGTTATTGTTGGCGCGTCTGGAAGCGGCAAAACCTCAATAGGTAAAAATATTTGGCAAGACGTTGGAATTTATGACGGCGACAATGGCTGGCCAGATAATGCCCCGATTGTGGACGCAATTTCACCAGACGGTGGCTTTGATGACGTAACGGGGGCGCTTTCAGCCGTTGGCCTTGGTAGCGTGCCAGCGTGGCTTAGGCCTTTTCACGCTTTAAGTAACGGCGAGAAATTTAGGGCTGGGCTGGCGCGTATTGTCGCGGAAAAGCCAGACCGAGTTATTATCGACGAGTTTACAAGCGTTGTTGACAGACAAATCGCGAAGGTAGGCGCGTCGGCATTTAGCAAGGCGTGGAAAAGAGGCTCGGGGCAGGCCATACTTTTATCCTGCCATTACGACATCTTAGATTGGGTCGAGCCAGACTGGGTTTTTGACACCAGAACGGGCGAACTCCAACGGGGGTCGCTTTGGCGAAGGCCAAAGTTTGAGCTTGAAATTTTCCAGACGGACGGCTCGTACTGGCCTATGTTTGAGCCGCATCATTATTTAAAGCTCCCAAGAATGGTGGCGGCGAAGTATTACGTTGGCTTTGTTGACGGTGAGGCGGTTTGCCACATGGCGGTTAGCCCAAGGCTTGAAATTGGTGGAATGCGCGCCTGCAGAATGGTAGTTATGCCAGAGTGGCAGGGCGCTGGTGTCGGTATGAAGTTTTTAAACGAGGTTTGCAGGTTGCAGTTTACCGACGCAAATAAATTTTACGAAAGAACAAAAGCCGTTTATTTTCATACCAGCCACCCAGCATTATGCGCCGCGTTGCGGCGGGATAAAAAGTGGGTTCAAGTCTCACAAATGATGGGAGGCGGCCATAAAGGAAGGTCAGGCTCGACAATAAATAAAAGCGCACAAAAAAAATCTTCTGGACTCGTAATGTCAGGCGGTGGATACGGCGGCCACCAACGCGCCGTTCAAGGGTTTAAGATGACAAAAGAAAAGGCTGGGCTATGAACGTGCTTATAGCAGGACAAAAATGGTTCGGGGCGGAAACTTTTCGCGCTTTAAAAAATATTAGCGGAGTTAATATAGTTGCGGTATGCGCGCCAGTTGGTGTGGGGGACAGGCTGGCGGCGCAGGCAAATTTGCACGGCGTTAAAATAGTACCGTCTGGCGAGCTTAAGGCCGAAACGATGCCAGAGGGCATTGACCTAATAGTGGCCGCGCATTCCCACGACTTTATCGGGGAAAAAACGAGGCAAAGGGCAAGGTGGGGAGGAATAGGCTACCACCCTAGCCTGTTGCCGTTGCACAGGGGCAGAGATTCCGTAGAATGGGCGTTAAGAATGGGCGAAAAAGTTACTGGGGGGAGCGTTTACAGATTAAGCAACAAAATGGACGGTGGAGAAATTTTAGCGCAGGAACACGTATTTATAAGGCCAGACGATACGTCAAAGGAGCTTTGGGTTAGAGATTTAGCACCGCTCGGCGTTCGGCTACTTGCAAAGGTCGTTTTTGATTTTGCAAGTTACGGCTACCAGTACGGAGTGCCGCAGGATGAGGAGCTGTCTTCTTGGGAGCCATCAATAGGCAGGCCGCCAGCTTATCGGCCAGACCTTTTGATGCTGGAAAAAAAATAAAGGGGGTAAAAAATGGCAAATTTAACACCAAAGCAAGAGGCATTTTGTCAAGCGATATGCGATGGGATGAGTCAATCTGACGCTTATCGCCACGCCTATAATGCCTCAAAAATGAAGTCAGAAACAATTCAAAATAGCGCTCACCAATTAATTCAGAACCGCGAGGTTACCGCGAGGATTCAAGAGTTAAGGGGTAAGCTTGAAGCAAAGCAAATTTGGACGCGTGAGCAGTCGGTTAAAACAGCAATAAGAGCCATTAAAATGGCTATTAATAATGGTAGGCCAAGCGATATGCTGAAAGGCGTTGAGGTGCTAAACAAAATGCACGGCTACGACGCGCCAATCAAGCATGACGTGAAAAGCACTGGCGGTTTTAACATTAACATCGTGACGACTAAAGAGGACTTAGAGAATGACTAAAGTCTTTATGCCCGAAAAACTTGTGCCAGTTGCGCAAAATGTCCTATCAGAAATTTACAGCAAAGTAATACTTTACGGCGGCCGTGGTTCTGGTAAATCCCAAGCCTTGGCCGCTTATGGCGTTATGGAAAGTTACAAAAATGACGGGGTGATATTGTGCGCGCGCGAGATTCAAAAGAGCATCAACGATTCAATCTATGCCAGCATCGTGAGCGCAATTGAACATATGGGCTTGTTGGCAGACTTTTACATCACAAAAACGACAATCACAAACCTACAAACGGGGGCGGTGTTTTTGTTCAGTGGACTTAAAACTAACATCACCGCGATCAAGTCGATTAACAAGTTGCGCGTTGCGCTTGTGGACGAGGCGGAGAACGTGAGCGAAAACTCATGGAATATTTTAATGCCAACCTTGCGTTATTTAGACACGCGCGTTTATATTGTATTTAATCCGAGATTTGAGAAAGACCCGACTTATAAAATGTTCGTGAAAGACGCGGATTCTGATACGTTGTGCATTAAAATTAACTACAATGACAACGTGATGTTTCCAGCGTCTCTTGAAAAACAAAGGTTGGCCATGTACGCAAAGTCAGAGCGAACAGGTGATTTTAATTTGTACAATTGGGTGTGGAACGGCGACTTCATGAAAGTAGCCAACGCGGCAATCCTCGGTAACCTGTTACAAGTGGAGCATTTTGAAGTTGACGATAGCTTTGGACGGCCTTACATTGGGATAGACTGGGGTTTTTCTATTGACCCAAACGTCGTTGTCGAGTGTTACGTGAAAGGGCGCAACCTTTACGTTAACCGCGTGGGCATGGCGCATAAGTTACCGCTAAACCGCACGGCGGCATGGCTAAAAGACCAAGTGCCACTGGTAGAGAGTTGGCCGTCATGGGCGGATTGTGCGCGGCCTGAAACTGTTAACCAAATGAATTTGGACGGGCTTACTAAAGTAAAATCTTGCACCAAAACAAAGATAAACGACGGCGTGGCCGTGTTACAATCTTTCGACAAAATCATCATCAACACCACCGCTGGCAAAACTCGTGACGTTCAAGAAATGGCAGTGAGTGAGTTGGCTGGATACAGCTACAAAACGTTAAACAAGGATACGCCGCAAGAGGTGGTTACGCCTGACATTGTTGACGCATCAAACAACGTGGCGGACGCGATTCGTTACGCGTTGCAAGACTTGATTATTAAAGAAATCAAACAACCTTTTTTCATAGGATAAGACAATGAATTTTTGGCAAAAGCTTTTTGGCCGCAACAAGACGGGCTTGCAGTCGACAGAATTTACATTTACACCAGTAGAGGTGAGCGCATTAAACAAGCGCCAGATAGGGTGTAGCGTGGCCACGTCAAGTGTGGATAAGCTATCAAAAGCTATCGCGTCAACGGTGCCAATCGCAGTCACAAAAGACAAAACGCTGGATAACGTGAAAAGCTTGGCTTTGCTTAATAATTTTTCGTTTAGATACGAAATCATGCAGCGTATTAATGACGATTTGCACTGGGGCGGTCGCTCGTTTGTCATACTTGTTGGAAACGTGAAAGGCGTTCCTTCTAAAATCGTTCACATTGACGCAAGCAAAGTATCGTTCTTGAATGATGAGAATGATGAAATAAGTCAAGTCATGATCAACCGACACGCTTACGCGGGCACGTTTACGCGAGCGCCTGATACCGACAAAAAGAGAGCAGGCCGATTTATATCAAGCGACGATATAAAAGAAGTGGTTGTGATTGAAACGATTGACTGCTTGCCAATTCTTAAGGCCGTTGAGAATGAAATAACTGTGCTTAGCCAGTCAATTCAGCGAAACGGGGCGTTAGTCCAAAACGGTGGGCGATTAAGCATGTTAATCAGTTACAAAGATTCAGTGGACGCAGAAGAAATGTCACGGCGCTCAACAGCTATCAATCAAGCCGTAAGAGGCAAAGGGTACGGCGGAATATTGGCCACGGGTGACGCAGATATAACAGAATTTGGACTGCGCCCACGCGATATGGATTTTGAAGTGTTGGCCACGGAATGTAGAAAGAATATTTACAGCGCCATTGGTATACCGTTGGCTTTGGTAGATGGCGCAAGCGCAACATTTAGCAACGTTGCGTCAAGTCAAGCCACGTTCTATCTTGAAACAGTCATACCTGCGGCCAACTACATTTACAGCAAGATTGGCGCGGTATTGGCCGTAAGAGAAGGCCTTGTGTTTGATTTGATTGTGGACAGCGCAAGCATTGATTCAATCAAAATGAAACAATTTGAGACAGCCAAAGTCATGACTGAATCAAAATCGGTAACAGTAAACGAGATAAGACGCGAACTAGGCTTTGATGAGATGGAGGGAGACGGCTACAATGAGGTTCTTGTTGAGGCGCGGTTGGTGCCAGCAGATGCGCTGGGGGTGGTTAAATGACGCTCGAAGAAGAAGCCAAACAGCGTGACGGCTTAGAAGAAGAAGCGGCGGCGGCGGTTATTTTGGCGTTGCTTTTGATTGATAAGCAACTGGCCGCAACACTCGGGCAGACTGTCACGCAAGCGCAAGTGGTTAAAGCGCAAGAGTACTTGTTGGCCGCGAGACTGATTGGCTGGGAATGGGTTAAAAGCAACGCTTACGATGCAAAGGTTGGCCAAACTGTTTTTGATTCGAACGATGCGGCCACATGGGCGGCGGATAACGTGGCATACATGGCCGAAGGCAGTAGAAAAATAATAGAAGATGCGCTTGAAGGATTAGACGGAAAAACAAGCGATGCGGAAAAGAAAAAAATAGCCGAATCAGTGCTAAAATCAAGGCAAGACAATCGGGTCACAGCTTACGCTGACGATGCGGTCAATGGAGCGGTTGAATTGGGCAAGTACCTTGTTGTGGGCAGTTTTTTTTTAGCTAACAATGAAAAAATAAATAAGACTTGGTATAACGTTGGCGACAACAAAGTGCGCCAAACTCACATTAAAGCTGACGGCCAAACTGTTGGTTTTTTAGAAAAATTCAAGGTTGGAGGTTACGAGATGCGGTTCCCTCGTGATAACATTGCGCCAGCCAAAGAGACGGCACGGTGCCGATGCTCGGCTGTTTACTCAAAGAAATGGAGCAAGTGATGGACGCAAAAGACATCAAAATAAACAATACTGAAGCGCTGGGAAACTTTCAAAGCGCTGACAATATGGAACGGTACGTCCAACAAATCGCGCAAAGCCTAACCGAAATCATAAACAATGGCGGTGGTGGTGGTGGTGGCGGGAGAAACGTTCAGGTTGGCGCAACGACAACGTTGCCAGCAGGCGCAAATGCAACGGTGTCAGAAAGCCCACTATCGACTGAAAACACTTTGATTTTAGACTTTGGCATACCGCAAGGCATTCAAGGTATAAATGGCGATAAAGGCGACACTGGCGCGACGGGTGCTGCTGGAGCGAACGCGGCCAATCCTATTTTTACAATAGGAACGGTAACGTTAGGCGCAACAGCAAGCGTGACGTTGACTGGCACCTACCCAAATTTAACCTTAAATTTTGTTTTGGTTAAAGGCGACAAGGGCGATACTGGGGCGGCGGGCGAACCAACACCTCTGACGGCGGCACAGTTGACAGAGTTTGGCCACGGTCATTCTCGCTACGAGTGGACAGGGTCGCAAAACATAGCCAACAACACCACGTTGAATTTTGCAAGCCTCACTGGTTTTGCAAAAAACAACACGGTTGGCGACACCATAAATTTTACGTTGACTGGCGGTGTATTTAAAACTCCAGCCTACGCAAAAAAAATCAATTTTACGGCCACTATTTCTTTGACTGGTACAATTGGCGGAAGCCCTGGCACACCGCGTGAGTTTCCAATTGAGCTTAGACGCGCCGACGGCGTAACTTTGCTTAGACGGCAAGCGGTTGTTAAAGTGGCAGACAACGATTTAGCAAGCCGCAACGTCGGGTTTTTGTCATTCGTAAACGGCGCGACCGACCCGTTCGTTGTCGATGGCTTTACATATTTTTTAAACAATAACAGTAGCCAATCAATTACACTAACAAATGTTCGTATTGATTTTTTTAAACAATAAGGAGGCGGTATGGATAAGATAACAAAATCTTTTGACATTACTGTAAAAGATGGCGGCTCATCATTTGAATGGGAGGGCTATGCCAGCCAATACGGCAACATTGATTCTGCTGGTGACGTGATTGAAGCTGGCGCATTCAGCGAGCAGGTTGGAAAGACGGTTGAAGCGTTTTTTGAGCATCAGGATTCAGTCGGTAAAATCCAATTGCTAAAAGAAGACGCGCACGGCCTTGTTGTTCGCGGTAAGTTGTTTGATGATGCGATTTTAGACGGCACCAAAAACGCACAGCTAAATAAACGTATGCGCGAGCTGATGAAGTCGGACGACGGCTTTGGGGCGGTTAGCTACTCGATGAGCGTGGGGTTTTACGTGAAACAATCAAGAGTTGGCAAACAAGACGGGCAAAGCGTGCGATTCATTGAAAAAGGTGATTTGGTAGAGGTTTCTCTTGTTAAACGGCCAGCCAACACAGGCGCGGTTATAACAAGCACAAAAGGCTTTGATTGCATTGACTTTAGTAACAAAGTCGATATAATTAAAGGGCTTGCAGAGATTGGCTTAAGCGGTAATCAATTAAGCCAGCTTGAAGGCTTTTTAGCTAAAAATGAAAGTGATTTAAAAGAAGCAAAGGCTTTGATTGCATTGCAGCAAAGCATTATTAACTTAATCAAAGGAGGCTTAAATGTCTGATATCAATAACGATTTAATCAATAAACTAACGGAAGTGGTTCAAAAGGCCGCTGAAGTTAGCCAAAGCCAAGGCGCTGAAACAAAAGCGCTTGTTACGAACGAACTCTCGGCCATTTTAAAGAGCCAAGACGCGCATGCCAAAGAACTGGCGGCGCTTAAGGAATCAAACGAGCATTTAGAATCCCTTTTTGCCAAGAACGGCGCTGTAAATACGGCCGCCACCCTAGACAAAAAAGCGTTTTTTAAGCACGTTGACTCTCTGTTAGCCAAAGCTGACAAAAACGTTAACCTTGACATCGGCGAACTTGTATCTAAAACGCAGTCGGCCAGCGACAGCCACATGGGCGGTGCATTTTTGCCACAGGCCAACGCGAACGGCATTTTTGCAACTTACATGAAAGACTTCTCGCCTATCATGAATGAGTGCAATATCGTTACACTTGCGCGTGGTTCAAACGGTTCTAAATTTGCATTAAAAGAGGTGAAATTTGGCGCAAAATTTGCGGGCGAAAAAGAGGCTGGAGGTAAAACAGAAGTAAATACCCGTTCGATTGACATCAACGTTAATCGCATCACCACAGAAAACCAAACGACAATTGAGCTTTTGTTGGGTCAAAACCTAATCACTGAGCAGAGCTTGATTGCTGATTTGTATTCTGACTTGTCTTATGAGGCGCAATATCAAATCTTGCGCGGTGATGGAATTGGCAAGCCAGCTGGCTTATTGAACGAGAAGTTTTTAAGCGATACAGCGTGGGTGTCACAAGGTCAAACTGGTATTGCAAGTTCAGTTACTTGGACTGACTTAATCAATGTTAAGCGCCAGTTCGGTTATTCAAAATATCGCAACGGCGGCAAATATTACTTGTCTTATGACGTTTTAGCTGACTTATTGACGCAAGTTGATAATGAAGGCCGACCATTGTATAACGCTACGACTGACACAATCATGGGCTCCAAATACGTCATTCTTGATGAAATGGACTCGTTGTTGTCACCAACTACTTTACCCGTGCTTTACGGTGACATGAAACGCGCGTATACCGTGGTTGTTGGAGCAGAATTGCCAGTATCAGTCGATACATTTACACAAGCGAACCGTGGCCTTGTTAACATGGTCGCGCACTTGATGGTTGGCGGCCATACCGTTGACCAAGAAGCCATTCGCGCAATTAAAGGAGCTTGATATGATTAAGAAAAACTTATGTAACCAGTTAAAAGCAACGTTTGTCGCCAAAGCAACGCCCCACGCGTTTGACGTAAACGAAACACTAGACGCGTTTTTAAATTTTAACGCCGTGACCGCCTTGACGGCGGTTACCGTCAGTGAAAAAAAAGGCGCTGGCGTTGCAACGGTCGTGCCAGTTGAGCGCTTAGTGTTTAACCCAGCCGACATTAAAGCTGGCCGCGTCGTTGTTAATTCTTTGCTGAATAACTTTACAGTAACAATCGGTTCTTGCGTAAATGTTGGTTATTACACCAGCGCACAGCATGACCAAATCCAAGCAAGCGAGGATTTCACCTTGTTTGTTGACGGTTATCGTGATTACAACCATTAACACTTAACAAAAACAGGCTGGCCGCAAGGTTGGCCTGTTTGATTGGGGCTAAAATGAAATACAAAGTACTAAAATCGCATAACGCGAAGGTTGACGGCAAAATTGTTTGGCGCCAAGTCGGTGACATTTTTGAAGCTGAAAAAATCAACACCATTTTAATCAATTTAAAAGCGGTCGAGTTGGTTACGGAAGCGTCAGAGGTTGCGCCAACCAAACCCAAAAAAGGGGGATAAAATGGCGCATCGTTTAAAAAGAGAAGGCGCTCACGATCATGATTACACGGCGCTCATTTTGCCGCTTGTTAAAGCCAAGTTGCGCATTTTGAGTACAAATGATGACGTGTACTTGACCAGCATCATCAAAACGTCAATTGCATTGTGTGAAAAATGGAGCAACACTGTAATCGCTGGCCGTTCTTTCGTGTATGAATATTCGGCAATACAGCCTTCAGAAATAAACCACGAGAACATGGTTCTGCCAATCACAAAAACGCCAGTTGCCGAGGATTTCTCGGTATGTTCACTTAAGCTTAAAGACGGCGACGATTACGTTGTGACTGGTCGTTTAGAACGCTTGCAACAATTCGCTGAATACGTGTTGAGCAATGTTGAGCTTATTGATGCGAATGACGTGGCGGATTCAATTTATCCCGTCACGCTAGAGTACAAGGCAGGTTATTATTATGACGCTGGAATTGAAGCGTGGACAGCGCCAATCTTAATCCAGCATGCGGTTGTCGATATGGCGGTTTATATGTATGAGAACCCGACAGACTGCGGCGCTTGCGGTTGTGGAAACGGGCAGAAAAGCTATGGCATAACCCTGCCGTCAAACGTGTCAAGCGCCATGGCGGCGTACAAAGTCGAGGTGTACAATGGCTCGATGTACTTTTAAAGCAATAAAAAGAGAGAAGCTTTGCTTGGCCGATTTAAAGTTTATGGCTATGATTAAAGAGCGAATAATCACGCCAACGCACCCCGATATGGTTGGCATTAAGCCTGTTTATAATGCCGAGACTGTGCTTGAAACAGTGTATTGCTCCTTAGAGGCAAAGAAGCCAAGCTTAAATGCTGGCGACACGGTGACAGCCGATGCAATCACGCACTTAATCCACTTCAAACGCAACTATATATCTGTTTCAATTGACATAAAGAAGCATTTAGTAGAGGTAAATGGCGATAATTACAGGGTTTTTGGCGTGTTTGATGATGCTAATAATGATTTTCTGACCTTGCATTGTGGATTTGTTGGCAAGAAAGAAATAGGGGCGAACCAATGATAAAAATCACACAATCAAAAAATAGCCTTGCCTCCGAACAGGTTGGCCGCATGATAAAAGCCGCCCACACCAACCACGGCAAGCACCTTGTCAATACAATAAAGCGTGACCTTACGACTGGCTCCCGTTCTGGGCGAATTTACCGCATCAATGGCCAAGACCACCAAGCGTCCGCCGCTGGTGAAGCGCCTGCTAAAATCACAGGCACGTTGGCCGCAAGTGTGCACAGCATGCTAAACCAGCGAGCTTTAATAATTGGCGAAGGTGCAAGTTATGCGCGGTATTTAGAGCTTGGGACGCGTAAAATGGCGGCACGGCCTCACATTTTGCCAGCAATTGAAAAGAGTTGGCCACACCTCGAGAAACAATACAGAAAGGTTGGCTTTAAATGATTACACCTTACGATTTACATAAACATTTAAACGTTTACTTGCCTTTTGTCAGTGATATTTTTGCGATAAAATCGGCTGTTACGGGTGGTATAATCAATAGCCAACGACAGGCCGTTTTAAGTGTTGCAAGTCCTGATTTGTTTGCGGTTGGGTATTCTTACCACCTGCCAAATGTAAGCCAAATAAACCCATGCTTATTATGCGAAAGTCTAGGCGGCGGCATGTATAATTTGACGTTTGAGAATGGTCATAATCTAATCACGCCCCAGCTGCAAAATGACGACAAAACGGTGATTTTGCAGGGTAACTGGTCAAGCGCTGAAATTGTCGAGGTTGTTAATCGTTACACGGTGACAGTCAAATCCACAAGCGGTGATTTGTTTGTTGGCAGCCAATTGTGGGCTTTAGATAGCGAAACCGCATGGTGTAATTGTTCGAGTATTGATGGCAGCGTGGTCACTTTTGACTTAGGCGACGGGTACGTTTACCCTTGCGAGTTGCAGATAAATGACGTGATAGCTGGGCAAAACGTTTACATTGTCGATACACCCGAACGGGTGGCGCGTGTTTATCACGACAACGCGCTAAACAACAACCCCTACTCATTATTTATCGTCTTTGATAAGCGCGAGACAATCGCAAGTAAAGATTCGGAAGCTGGCACGATCACAGCAGCGCACGGCAAAAGCTACAAAGAAATGAAGGTGAAAACTGACATTGATTTGTTTGTCGTTTGGCAGCAAAATAAAAGCGACGAAGCACATATAATCGCCGCGAACGAGGCTTCAGATATGGTTTATAATGTCTTAAACGCCTGCCTGTTTGGGTTAAATGTTGGCAATGACGCAATGCAAGTTGTGCCAACATCAAGCGGTTATGCGAAGTCGGCAGATTTTGATAATTATATTCACCAATTTAGCTATCAAGCACTTGATACGATTGATATTGTTAGCGGTGGACTGTACAATGACAAGCGAGTTGCGGTTGAGCGGCTCATGACTTTAAATCTTAACATCGACGCGAGAACAAGCTGGGCTGGCAACAAAGCGCCGAAACTTTTGGAGGTTCATCAAGATTATGGGAATATTTAAGAATTTTTCGCCTGCTGTTAACTTAACTTGCGGCCTAAAAGGTTGTAAAATAAGCGTAAAAGTAGGCGATGACGAGCTACCAGTTGACGGCGATTTGCGACAGTTGGCAAAGCAGGGGTTGTTAGTTGCAGAGCAAAGAGCCGTTGAGCAAATGGTAGATTTTACAGTAGACAAACTTCAATCAAAAAGGAAAAAACATGGCAACGATTAACGAGCCAGTTGTAAATGTAAGGCTAATCCCAGCGCCGACTGGCGTTAAGCTTTCACCACGTCGCGCCCTATTGGTGGCCACTTTGCCACCAACAAAGTCGGCATTATTCGGCGCTGCCAACTTTAAGTTTTTGCAAGATTCTCAAGCCTTGAGTTTTGAGCAAAAAACAAAAAAAGAATTGGCCGATTTGTTAGGCACAGGCCGCGCTTTTCACACGATGCAACAAGCTATCGCAGGTTCTGCTAAGCAGTACCCAATCGATATTTTGTTGCTAAAAAATGAGGCGGCAACCGATACAACGACCATCACGTTTGGCGCAACGGCAGCGAATGATGGCACTTTGACTTTGTCGGTTTTTGATGCGTTTCAGTTTACGTTTAAAGTAGATTTTAAAGCAGGCGATACTAAAGCATCTGTCGTGGCTAAAATCATAAATCAGCTTGCGTCAAAAGAGAACGCCCCGTTCTATTTCACATCAAGCGTGGGCGATTTAACCATCACTTGGCTGGACGGATTTAACTCAAAATCCACGCCAATTCACATCAAATGTTTAGATTCTGGGCTTGCCCCGGTGATTGAGAACGTAAGCAACACAGCGCCAACACAACCAAGCGTGAGCTTTTTCGATGTTGTCGGTGACCAGCGATACACCACGATTTTGTGGCCTGATTATTACGCCGGTTCAATCCAAAACGTGTTATTGCCGTATTTGTCAGGCAGATTAAACGTTTACAACAACATTTTGGACGGAATTGGTTACTGTACTTTGACCGATACCGCCGTAAATATGTTGACTTTCACCGAAACGTTTAACGGCGAAGGCGTTGTAATTTCTGCGCATAATTTGATTGACGGCTTGTTTGACGCATCAATTGGTGCAGCTGATACGCAATGCCCCGATATGTTGATGGCTTTTAGCGCT